ATTAAGTTCTTATCCTGCACCAGCGAATGGTGCAATATATCAAGTAGCAACTAATGCTCTGACTGCTTCTGGTTTTGGTGCTTTTGGTAACGATGAAACAGTTTATCAAGGAGCAAGTTTAGCTACTGCTAGTTATTCTGCCACGGTTTTAGATTTTAATACTTCAACCAATATTGTTAGGCTGATAAATATAGTCGGAACACCAACATTGAATGCACCATTGTTTGGTAGTTCATCAGGAACAACAAGAACATTGTTATTTGTTAATAATCCAGACTTTCAAATATTTTCAGGTTATATCACATATGTTGAAAATAGGTCAGGTATTCAAAGAAGTACTGATGGAATAGAACAATTTAGATTTGTCTTAGGTTACTAAAGGGAATAAAATGCCTCTGAATTTTAACGTAGATCCGTATTATGATGACTTTGATCCAGCCAAAAATTATCATCGGATACTTTTTAAGCCTGGTTTTGCTGTTCAAGCAAGAGAATTAACTCAAGCACAAACTATATTACAAGACCAAATTACAAAATTTGCCGATAATATTTTTAAGCAAAATACACCTGTAACCGGTGGTCAAACAACAACAAATTTTCAATGTTATTATATTAAATTACAAGAAACATATAACAATATTACTGTTGATGTAAATAATTTTACCAATAAATTAGTTCGTAATAGTACAGGACAGGTAGTAGCTAGAGTTATTGCTGTTGCTGCTGCGACAGGTGGAGATCCACCAACTTTAGTTGTTTCTTATAAATCTGGTGTTCAATTTCAAGATAATGATGTGGTGTATGATGCATTATCCAATTTAGCCGCTCAAGCAATTAATCTAAATGCAACAGGCCTAAGTTCTGTTGCTTCTATTGCACAAGGTGTATTTTATATTTCAAGTAATTATAAAAGACCTTCTGATGGACTCATGGTATCAAATGGCACCTTTGTTCAAGTTAATCCACAAACAGTTATTATTAATAAGTATAGTAATGTACCATCTAATCGTATTGGTTTAACTATTGATGAAACAATTCAAGATTATGTGGGTGATACATCATTATTAGATCCAGCAATTGGTGCATCAAACTATCAAGCCCCAGGTGCTGATAGATATCTAATAACACTTACACTAGAAACACGACCTTTAACATTTGGTGATGATGATGGATTTATTGAGTTGGTTCGTATTGAATCAGGTTCAGTAAACAAATTAGTAAATGGTACTGTATACAATGTAATTGATGATTATTTCGCCAAGCGTGATTATGAAACTAATGGTGATTATATTGTTAATGATTTCAAATTGACTCCAAAAACATATGTTGAAGATGAAGATTTTTATAAAATGAGCATCAGTAAAGGTATTGCTTATGTTCATGGTTATCGTGTAGAATCTCAAGCCACTACAGACATAATAAGTGCAAGAGCTAGAACAACTGACTCACAAAATAATACACCAGTATACATGAATTTTGGTAATTATTTTTATGTTGATACAGTTCGTGGTGCAAATGGTAAATTTTTTGACACTTCATCATATGCACCAATAGATTTACATTGCGTATCTCCAACTCAAATTCAAACAGCAAATTCTTTGGTCTATAATGCTACTGTTGTTGCTTCTGGTTATATTCGTGGTTTAGATTATGATTTTAACACAAATGATGCGGTTGCGAATACTTATGTTTATAAAGCCTTTGTATCCGACTTACAAACTGCCATACCAACTGCTAATGCTACTGGTGGTAGTGCAAGTACTATTACACTACCATCTTATTTCTCACGAATAACTGATGCCTATGCTGGTGTAATAATTTCTATTACTGCAGGAGCATCAGCAGGTGATTTTAGGACAATTATTTCTTATAACGGTTCAACAAGAGTTGCAACTGTTAATCAAAACTGGACAACAACTCCAGGTGTTACTTCAGTATTTGCTTTGAATTTTGCCACAAAAGATGTGGATTCTGTTGCAAATACATCTATTAAATCTTCTTATCCACTTACAATATATTCAACTGCTTCTATTAATAATTTGAGTCGTGCAAATAATGCTTCAAATGGTGATACAACTTTACAGAACCCATTAGTACCTGAATTAATATTTCCAGTTGGAAGTCCTTATGTTTCAACAGTATCGGATAGTTCTTTTACAACACAACAAGTATGGCGTGATGTAGCATTTACATCTTCTGGTGGTGGTTTTCAAACAACTATTGCATATACAGGCGATTATAATAATGTCATTACACATATTGGAACGCCAAGCACTACATTATCAAATTCGTTGAAAAAAGAAAATTTCACCATAATTTGTACCGCTGTTGGAAGTGGATGTACTCTTGTTATTGGTGAAAATGTTCCTTGGACAACAGCAGGTAGAACTATTGCACTAAACTCAACAGGTTCAACTGCAACTATTGCTGCAACTGATGTTGGTGGTACATTTACTGCCACAATTATTGCCAAAGTGTTTGTTGAAAATGGACAAGATACTAACCATATATTAAGAAACAAATTATTAATTACTTCAAATACTACTTCAGTTAGTACTAGTAACACGGCTGTTGGAAGTTATACTTTCGTAGATGATAATTCAGCTACTTCAAAAGGCCAAGTTTATATTCGTAATGCAGGATTAGTAACGCCAGGCACAAAACAAAGTTTATACTTATCTGACGTTAAGAGTATTGTTAAAATTTTAGATACAAGGTCATCAAGTGTTACTGCAATTACTGCAGGTTTATCCACATATGCTGATATTACATTAAATTATATATTTGATAATGGTCAAAGAGACAATTATTATGACCATGCTAGTATCACTTTAAGACCAGGAGCACCACAACCTGCTGGAGATATTTTAATATTTGTTAATTACTACCAACATTCGGGTGGTGATAGTTATTTTGATATCAACTCATATACAAATGAAGCATATCAACAAATACCAAAATATACAACATCACAAGGTGTGACATATAATCTCCGTGATTGCTTAGATTTTAGACCAGCACGATTAAATGCCCAATCATCTTTTGTGTTCCGATATTCTAACTCAGCAACAAATTATGGTATATTTTTACCAATAGATGGAACAATATTCACAACTGATTATGAATATTATTTGGGTAGAAAAGATAAACTCATTTTAACAAAAGATAGAAGCTTTCAAATTGTTGAGGGTTCTCCTTCAATCAATCCAATATTCCCATCTGAACCAGATGCTTCTTTAGTTATTGCAAACTTAACTCATTTCCCATATACAGGTTATATTCCAACAGAAGCACCTAATGGTTATGTTGCAGATTTGAATATTGAAAAGGTAAAACATAAGCGTTATACCATGAAAGATATTGCTGGATTGGAAAGCAGAATTAATGGTATTGAATACTATGCTTCTTTAAGTATGTTAGAACAAAAAGCTGATTCATTACAAATTTCAGACGCATTTGGATTGAATAGATTCAAAAATGGTATTATGGTTGATGATTTTAGTTCTTATGCTGTTGCTGATACACTCAATGATGATTATAGAGCTACAATCAATCGTAGAACAAGACAATTGACCGCAACTCAAAGTATTAAAAATTATCCACTTAAAGCTTTGGCTCTGGTATATAATATGGGGACACCTTCAGCAGCAACATCAAGTGCATTAGGTTATAATATTAGCCAAAGTAGTTATATTAATTACTTTACACTACCTATTTCTTCTACTGCGAATGTGGCAACACAAAGATTTGCATCAAGAACAGTTAATGTAAATCCATTTTCATATTCAACACAAACCGGTACATTAGAACTATCTCCAAACGTAGATAATTGGGTTGATACAAGTTATTCTCCTGCTCTACTGATTACTGATCCTAATTTACAAGTATTCCGAGCAAGCGCAGGTACAATAAATGTGTTGAGTGCAGGAGATTGGCAGACAGTTTCAGGTACAACGACAGTAGAAGCAACAGGAAACGTTGAGAATCATGGTCGTTTTAATGGACCTTTTGGAGACCAAGTTGGTTTCAATAGAACAACAACATCTACCGTTACAAATCAAGTTAAGAGTGATATTTTAGGACCATATGATAAGATTGGTAATACATATGCATTAAATAATGGATATATTACCGACATTAGTATTCTTCCATATATTCGTCCACAACAAGTTGTGGTTCGTGCTAAAAATATGTTGTATAATTCTCCAATCTCAACTTTCTTTGACAATACGGATATTAAAAATTACATTCGTAAGCCAAATGTAATTGAATTAACCGGAGTTACCGGAACATTTAAAGAAGGTGACATTGTTGGTTATTATAATAGTCCAAATTTTGTTCCAACAGCTCGTGTCGTAGGTGTCTATAATTATCCAGGAGTTTCAACTACAGTTAGATTATATGTGGCTGCCGACCAATTTACAACAAATTATAGACCATCAGGAACTTTCCAAAACGCTTTCTTTGATACAAGTGGTAATTACACAGCAACTACTGCAAGTGGAACTATTGCATCAACAGACCACAAAGGTGGAACTATACAAGGTGGTAATTTAACAACAACTATTCAACTATCAAATTTGGCTTCATCTACAAATGATTATTATATTGGTCAAACAATTTATTTCTGTGAATTAAATCAGCCTAGATATTCTACATCAATTCAAAGTTATGTTGGTGCTACACGAACTGCTACAGTATCTCCTGCAGTAACAACAACTGTTGGAAATATATATTCTATTGGACCTTTTACCACTAATGAAGATGGAGCATTTTATGGTGTGTTTCTAATTCCACCAAATGAATTTCATACAGGCGAAAGAGTGCTTCGTATTGACAACAGAGTTGGAACAAATGAAACTTCAGCAACAACATCAGCCGAAGGAACTTATTATGCTCAAGGATTACAGACAAAACAACAAAGTATAGATTTTGGTGCTTCTCCATCTGGTGCAAAAGGAACATTTACTCAAACTTCTCAGCAAACATTGACTAATGTTACAACAATTGTAAACCCATATGATC